CATTGTGTGATTTAGCAGTAAGAGCTTTAGATGAAATAATAGATCATCAAAAGTATCCTATTGACGCTGCTGAAAAATCTACAAAGGCACGTAGAAGTTTAGGTATTGGTTACATTGGTCTTGCTCATTACCTTGCAAAGAAAGGTTACAAATACGATCAGAAACTTGCATGGCGACAAGTTGATAAACTAACAGAAGCATTTCAATATTATCTATTACATGCTAGTTTAGACCTTGCAAAAGAAAAAGGTCCTTGTTCAGCATTTAAATCTACAAAATATGCAGATGGCATATTACCTATTGATACATATAAGAAAGATGTTGACGAGTTAGTTAAAAGAGAATTTACTTACGATTGGGAACATTTAAGAAAAGAAATAAAAGAACATGGTTTAAGACATAGTACATTGTCAGCACAAATGCCTAGTGAATCTTCTAGTGTAGTTTCAAATGCGACAAATGGTATTGAACCACCTAGAGATTATTTGTCTGTTAAAAAGTCTAAAAAAGGCCCATTAAAACAAATAGTACCTGAATATTCTAAACTAAAGAACTTCTATACTTTACTTTGGGACATGAAAGGGAACGAAGGATATATAAATATCGTTGCAGTAATGCAAAAGTATTTTGACCAGGCCATATCAGGCAATTGGTCATATAATCCTGAAAACTATACTGAAGGTCAAGTGCCTGTATCAGTAATGGCACAAGATTTATTGACAACATATAAATTAGGTTGGAAGACTTCTTATTATCAAAACACATATGATAGTAAGAAAGACGAAGACGAACCTACTCATCCGATTGGGTTCCACGATAATGTGCCTGAAGATAAACCAAAAGAAGAGGACGAGAATTGTGACTCGTGTACAATATAAATGAAGACAGTATTTAATAAGAAACAAAATTTAGACGCTACAAAACAACCATTGTTTTTTGGCGAAGACCTTGCTGTACAAAGGTATGATACATTTAAGTATCCTATATTTGATAAATTAGCTCAACAACAATTAGGTTTCTTCTGGAGACCTGAAGAAGTATCTTTACAGAAAGATAGAAACGACTATGCTCAACTGTCTGAATCACAAAAGTTTATATTCACATCTAATCTAAAGTATCAAACAATGTTAGATAGTGTACAAGGTAGAGGTCCATGCCTTGCATTTCTACCTTTCGTAACTAATCCTGAATTAGAAGGCGCCATAGTAGCATGGGACTTTATGGAAACAATTCATAGTAGAAGTTATACATACATAATTAAAAACTTATACTCACAACCAAGTGATGTATTTGATACTATTATTGAAGATAAGAAGATTGAAGAAAGATCAAAAGCAGTTACAGAAGCATACGACAAACTAATTGCATTAGGTTATAAATGGCATAATGATCCTAAATCAGTTGACATTTACGAACTAAAGAAAGCATTATGGCTTGCGTTAGTAACTGTAAACGTATTAGAAGGTTTAAGATTCTACGTATCATTTGCTTGCTCGTTTGCATTTGGTGAATTAAAACTTATGGAAGGTAGTGCTAAGATATTATCTCTTATTGCTAGAGATGAAAGTCAACACCTTGCAATGAGTCAACAGATTATCAAAGCATATCTTACAAAAGAGAATGATAAGGTAATGAATAAAGTTATTAAAGATACACAAAAAGAATGCTATAAAATATATGATGACGCAGTAAAACAAGAAAAAGATTGGGCAACTTATCTATTTCAAAAAGGTTCTATGATAGGACTATCAGAAAAACTGTTACATCAATACGTTGAATATATAGCAAATAGAAGAATGAGAATGATAGGCTTAGAACAAAAGTATGAACACTCATCATCACAGAATCCATTACCATGGACTATACATTGGTTCAACAGTAGATCACTTCAAAATGCACCACAAGAAACAGAAATTGAATCTTATGTTATTGGTGGTGTAAAACAAGATGTTACTAAAGATCAATTTAAAAAATTCAAACTATAATGAATCAACAACCTATCCTAAATTTATTAAATAGAAGACAGCATGTTTTTTTGTATGATGAAGAAAACATACCTGAAAAAAAATTGATTGAAGATTTACTATGGAAAGCATGGAAAGTTACACCATCTAAAAATAGTTTTATGCCATATCATTGTAATGTGTTAGGACCCGACAAGGTAAATGAAAAACACTCTATATGGCAAAAAAGTATGAATAATAAAAAACGAATAAATGAAAAAGAAATTGAAGGTCACAAAGAAGATGGATACAATCCTTATTTTAAACATTTAAGCTCAGCACCTTATGTGTTAGTTTTTACACAAAGGGTGTGTAAACCAAATGCTTACTATCAAAAGTGTATAGATGAAGGTGACTATTTTGAACAAACAGATCCCAAAAAATGTGAATCAATGATGAGAACAACGGCAACTGAAGTAGGTATGTTTATGGCTAATTTATCAGCCTTTGCGTTAGAAAAAGGTTTAGATACATCTACAATAGCATGTTTTCCACACTCTAATCTTCAAGCGTGGTCAGACTTACCTTGGGTAAAACATCCTGTTGTATTGTTAGGTAGTATAGGTAAGGCAAAAATATATCGTAGAAATCGTATGGGAGAAAAAGAAAGAAAAATGGATATGAAACCAGAACCAGAAGAAGTAATAAAATGGATTTAAAACCTACAACAATTATATTACTTATTGATTTTGAAGGACATCCTGCGTTAGGTAGTGAACACACAAATAATCAACGTTATTCTACATTAGCATGGTTATTAAATACTGTAAGAGAAAAACCTCTTATTATTATTTCTAATCATAATCCTGAAAAACACAAACGTACGGAAGAAGTTGCAAAGATGATGAAAATAGAAAATAGACAAATATGGAAAACTGTACATTGTGATAGTAGCACTATTGAGAGTATAAAAATAGAGGTAAGAAAAATGGGTTATGAAATAAATAATATCATAATCGGTGGCACAAATACATCTGGTTGTGTGTTTAGAAATAAACCTATATCAGCTATCAATTGGGCAAAGTTAGGTTATAATGTTCAAGTATTATCAACAATGTGTGCCGACTATCAGATAACTGGTACAAATGCTACAGAGCAAACTCAAAATGCTTTATCAGTTGTATGGAGAGATGTTGCAGAAGCAAAGTTATTTGATAAAATAAGATACATAAGGGATTACGAATGTCAGATAATATAAACAAAGTACAAATAACTTGTCCTAACTGTGATGTTAGTTATTGGGTCAAGTGGAAAGATGAAGACAATGAGCCTACCACATGTCCATTTTGTGGTGCTGATACTTCTATAGATGATGATGACGCAATCTTTGAGCATGATAATGAAGAAGAAGACGATTGGAATTGATTATAGTTTAAGCAGTCCTGCTATATGTGTATGTAGAGGTGAGTTTAAATTAGATAACTGTAAGATATACTATCTTACAAACGTGAAAAAATATGAAGGTAACTTTTATAATGGCAAAATAAATGGCAGACTACATCTACCCTATACCACCGAACAACAACGACACGACCAGATTTCCGAGTGGGCGCTTTCTGTTATTGATACTGCTATTGGTAATATTTTTATAGAAGGCTACTCATATGGTAGTAAAGGACTTGTATTCAACCTAGCAGAGAATATGGGTGCTCTCAAACATAAACTGTATAAACTCAATAAACGATTTCAATCTATAGTACCAGGTCAGATAAAGAAGAATGCTACTGGCAAGGGTAATGCAGATAAACTAAAGATGTATGAGCAGTTTACAAAAGATACTGGTGTTGATTTAGTCAAAGAATTTGAACAAACAAAACTCAATAATCCAGTAACCGACATAGTAGATTCATATTATATCGCAAAATATGGGTACGAATCGTAGATGTTCTCGTTTTGTTCTCATAATTATTCCTAAAAACCTAGTAAAATCAACGTTTTTAACGCTTGACAATTCCGTAATTTTCTGATATATTATGTGTATATATGACAAAAGAATGGTTTAAAAGTTTTAATATTATCTACAAAAGAGAATACGTTGATCCAGAATCAGAATATGATACGTTCTGGTCTTCAGCTACTATCTACAGAAATGTACCTATAGAGAAAATCAAATACTATAGAAAACAATTACTTAAATTCAAAGCCTATGCGAACAAGACGTATAGAGAAGACGCTACTAATTTCACAGGTGCTACTGGCATTGAGATAGTATATCCAGACGAGTACTATCAAACATATGCAGATGTATTCGGTCCAGAAACGGCTGCAGGTGATGACAATCTATTCAACGACTATGGTCAATTGTTTAATGGTAGACAAGGTTTCAGAAAAGATTTTGATCCTGACTTTACAAAGAATTACAAAACTAAAAAACTTAACCCAAATTATATTTACAACTTAAACTAAAGGAGACACTATGCAAATTAAATTAGGAGACATGATAACAGACAATAGAGGTAGAGTTGGTGAGATAGTCAACATCGGTATCGCAGTAAGAAAAGAAGACATTGCTGCTGAAGATGATACCTCATTAAATGCTAAAGAATACGATACTGATCTAGGATATACAGGTGCAGTTACCTTTGGGTCTAACTGGTGCTATTTTGCTCAAATAAAATCTGTATCAACAAAAGAAGGATCAGATGTTGATGTTGCAATTGAACAAGAGAATGAATGGTGGAAATAGTGAACGGTTATTTTGCAGTACAATTAGATAGACAAAGTTGTAACGTTGTAAAGAAACTTGCTACAAAAGATATACTTGTATCAGATCACGTTACACTTGCATTTAAACCTATTAAGAAAGTTTATAACAAATATTCTAAACTTGTAGGTAAAAAAGTG